GGTAATGTACTAACTGATAACACTAATGACGGTAAGCCATATACAATAATAAGCAACGGTAGACCATTTACTGGAGATATACTTAAAGGTACAGTTGAAGATATAAACAAAGATCAATCTAGTATATATATTACATCAGATCATATAGTACCTTTAGAACAAGCAAGTACTAAATTAGAATCGAATGTTGATAAGACAGTAATAGCTGATAAATATAAAGGAGCTCAAATATTACTAAACTCAGACAGACTAGTATTTAATTCAAAAAAAGATGATATTATCATTTCATCGAAAGAGAGTTTAACTGCATCTGCTAAAGATGTAGGCATAGACGGTAAGGATTATATAAGCTTAGATGCTAAAAAAATATACCTGGGAGTAGGTTCTAAAAATAAAGACACAGAACTAGGATCTGCTGAACCAGTAGTATTAGGTCATAGGTTAGAAGATTTTTTACAAATTTTAGTAGATGAACTTAAAACACTATCAAGAAAATTACGTTCTGCTAAAACAGTAGACTTTAAAGCTATTCCAAATTTAAATGGATACGGAGTAAGCCTTAAATTTACAGCCGACATACTACAGACATATATAAACCCTAACGGTCAATCACCCATCAAATCAAGAAAAACGTTTACTGAATAATGCCTCATTCATTTCTTAAATCAATTAAACTAAACCTAGCACAGTATGCTGCTGTTGCTCTTGCTTACGCTGAAGGTATAGCTAGGAGATATGCTGAAAAGAAGATATTAGAGATATTAGACGAATTGAGGAAGAAGTGTCCTCCCGCTAATGTACTCAACACAATGAACAAAGCATTAGACAGAGTAGACTCACTAATTACCTCAGCTAATAATAGAGCAGGTAAGTTACACAGACTTGTTAAATCTTTAAAAATAATCACTAGTATATTAAGGGTACTTATAGACCTACTATCTCACAACCCTCTTCCTACAACACTAGGTATCCCACCAGGACCTGCAGGAGGAGTAATATTTTCTCTACCTCAAGGAGTAGTTCAAAGTCAATCTGCTAAACTTAAATGGGCTACTGAAACTCTAGAAGACATAGAGAACGAGATTGATAACATAGAAGAACTATTAAGAAACTTTGAACTTATATTTGTTCCTTTACAAGCTAAAATACAATTAATAAGAACGCTACTCAATAGGTGTGCTGCGAACCCAAATTTAACAGCAGAAGAAAGAGAGGCAATCTTAGAAGGATCTAATATATCTACTGCTGAAGAAGAAAATTACCTATCTACAAACGGTAAGGTATACGTTATAAAAGTAGTAACCAATCCTCAATCTCCTAGTATAGCACCACAGAGACAAGCAATAGCTTTTGACAACAGAGGAATAGCTGTACTACAGGGACCTTTATCGTTTGCTAGTAGCTCAGATATACTTATAAAAGAATTAAAATTTAGAATAGACAATCAACTTCCATAAACCAACTATTTATTAATATGAAACTAGATCAATTACGTAAAATAATAAGAGAAGAGGTAAGATCTGCTGTAAAGGAAGAGTTACAGGAAATGCTTAACGAAGCTGTAAAAGCAGCAAGTACTCCATCACCACAGGAATATAAGCAAGTTAAACAGAAAGACCTTAAGAGAACATGGTCAACAGGTAGAATGAACACCGGCACAATTCCTTTAGAAGAAATGCTAAACATGACTAAAAGCGAAATGACTAGCGATGACTATAGAAATGTTATTAACGCTAACTCATCAATGGTTAAAAAACCTAACTTTGCTTCTAACATAGCATCTGATATGGGGCTAGGTCAAAATGCAGGACCAGCACCAGGTATAGATATAAGTAAACTAGACTTCGTAAGTAAAGCTAAAGCTATATACGATAAGTCAAATGAAATCCAAGCTAAAGGTCAAGTAAGAGTATAATGGCTATAAGCACTAAAAAGATAAACCCGTTAGATAGACAGCCTAGAAAAGCAGTAGGTATTGATATACCATTCTCTGCACCAGCTGTTTTTAACTCTACGTTTCAAACTAAAGATGCTTTAAAGGTTAATTTAATCAACTTTTTACTTACTAACAGAGGAGAAAGACCTTTAAACCCTAATTTTGGAGGAGGTATAAGAGAAATGCTTTTTGAAAATATAAATCAAGAAAGGATAGACGATATAAAAGAGAATATTTCTTCAAGTATTACTAGATTTTTTCCTAACATAAAACCAACAGTAATAAAAGTAGGATCAGAACCCGATACTAATCTTATTACTTTTTTTCTGAAATATGCAATAGCTGATCAGAATATAGAAGACGAAATTTTAATTAACATACAATAATGGCAGTATCAAGAGACATAAAATACGTAAGTAGAGAGTTTAGCGATTTTCGTAGTCAGCTTATAGAGTTTGCTAAAAACTACTTTCCTGACTCTTATAACGACTTCTCTCCTACTTCTCCCGGCATGATGTTTATAGAAATGGCTTCATATGTAGGTGACGTACTCTCTTTTTATCAAGATACTCAACTACAAGAAACTTTTTTAACTCATGCTAAGGACCCTAAAAACCTATTTAACCTAGCATATATGATGGGCTACAGGCCTAAAGTAACAGGAACATCTGAAGTAATGTTAACAATTACCCAAGCTGTAGACGATACAGGAGGTTTGCCTGATTTTACTCAAGCTAAAACCATACCTGCAAACTTTAGATATGAATCATCAGATGGATCTAAAACTAGATTCTTTTGCCCCGAAGCTGTTAACTTTAACTTTAGTAGTTCTTTTAACCCTACTGATATTACAGTTACAGGAGTAGACGGATCAAATCAACCTACAGGTTACCTTTTATCTAAAAAAGTAAAAGCAATTTCAGGTAAAAGAGAAACTAAAGAATTTGTTATTGGTTCGGCAGAAAAATTTAGAACTATTACTTTATCGGATGAAAACATAATACAGGTATTAAGCATTACAGACGATGACGGAAAAGAGTATCTCGAAGTACCTTTTTTAGGACAAGATACAGTGTTCTTAGACGAACAAAATACAGCATCTGATTCTAATCAAGTACCATTTGTATTAGCGCTAAAAAAAGCTCCTAGAAGATTTGTTACTAGGTTTAGATCAAATGGTAATTTAGATATACAATTTGGTGCAGGTACACTTTCAGATGACGATTCAGTAATACTACCAGATGCATCTACAATAGGTAATGTTACTAATCAAGGCTCATTAAACTACAACGGCTCTGGATCTCTAGTTACATCTTACGATCCCACTAACTTTACATATAGTAAATCATACGGTATAGCACCCGCCAACACTACCCTTACAATTACATATTTAAAAGGAGGAGGAATATCAGCTAATGTACCAGCTAATACCATTACGACTACTATAGATACACTTCCAACCGGTACCTTTACAATTAACAACAGTGAACCAGCATCTGGTGGTAGAGATGGAGATACAGTAGAAGAGTTAAGAGAGAATGCTTTGAGGTCATTCAATGAACAAGGAAGAGCTGTAACACTACAAGACTATACAGTAAGAGCATTATCCCTACCTAGTAAGTTTGGTAGCGTTGCTAAAGTTTATGTAGCACAAGACCAGCTTACTAATACTAATTTAACTGACAGTATAGTAGATAATAATCCACTAGCATTGGCACTTTATGTACTAGGTTATGATAATAATCAAAACCTAATAACTGCTTCTGATAACTTAAAAGCAAACTTAAAGACCTATCTAGCTGAATTTATGTTAGTAACCGATAGTATAAATATAAAAGATGCTTTCGTAGTAAATATTGGAGTTAATTACGATATAAAAATAAGACCAAATTACTCTAGTAGAGATGTAATTTTTAACTGTAACGTAGAATTGCAAGATTATTTTAAAGTATCTAAAAGAAGTATAAATCAACCAATAAATTTATCTGAAATAGCAGTTATGTTAGATAAGGTAAAAGGGGTACAAACAGTACAAAAAATAGAAATAATTAATCTAAACGGAGGTAACTATTCTACATATGGGTACGATGTAAAAGGAGCTACTAAGAATAATATAGTTTACCCTTCTTTAGATCCTTGTATATTTGAAGTTAAGTTTCCTAACGAAGATATTAAAGGTAGATCAATAATATAAGACATGGCAGTATATAAAATATTTCCCGATAAAGATTCATTCTTATTTACAGAAGTACCTTCCGGTAATTCAGGGTACGATGAAATGATAGAGATAGGAGCTTACCCTATACAGGAAGTAGGCCAAACAACTAGAACAGTAGTACACTTTAAAGACACTGAGATTACTAACGTAGTAAATAATAAAATAGGAAGTGCTAACTCTAGCTTATGGTCTGCAAGTATAGATCTTAATGTAGCTTCAGCATATGAAGTACCAGCATCTCATTCAGTAGAATGCTTTCCTTTAGCTCAACACTTTGATGGCGGAGTAGGAAAGTATCATGATGATATTAACACAGGTTCAGCTGATAAATCTGGTGTTAGTTGGAGATATACTAAAGCGCAAAGTCAAGTACCTTGGTTACTACAAGGAGGCTTTCCAGCAGGAGTTACCGGCTCGTATAACGCTACCTATCAAGGTGGTGGAGCTTGGTATACCGGATCACTAGGTGTTAATTTAGAGTCAACTCAAAACTTTGAAACGAACGATGATCTTGATATAAGAATGGATGTTACTAATGCTGTAAAACTTCATTATAGCGGTACTCTATCTAATAACGGATTTATTTTAAAGTTTGAAGATGGTATAGAATTTAATACAAGTGCATCCATAAGAACTAAATACTACAGTGCTAACACTAATACTATATACCCTCCGTCCTTAACATTTACTTGGGATGATCAAAGCTATGTAACAGGAAGCTTAAGCGTATTAGATGACCCAACAGCTCATGTTAAGATTACAAACAATATAGGAAGATACCCAGATGTAGGTAAACA